AGTCTTATGCAAGAAAAATACAGATACTAACTGTAGGGGAACAACGAGCAAGAGTGATGGGCAAGAAAACTGTCGCATCAATCTTCAAGTCTGCGAAAGCAGGATTAAGAAAGACACATGGCAGTAAGAAAAAGAAAAAGAAAAGCAGCTAAGAAAAAACCAGTTCCAACTAATCCCGTACTTTATGCTAGAGTTAAAGCTGAGGCTAGAAGAAAGTTTAAGGTGTATCCATCGGCCTATGCAAACGGGTGGTTAGTAAAAACATATAAAGCCAGAGGCGGAAGATACCGCATGGGAACTGGCAAAAAGAGGAAAAGATGATAGAGTATATTAAAATCAAATTTGTTCAACTTTGGAACATTATCTCAGGAAAAGACAAAAACTGGGACGGCTCTGTAGATATCAAAGATAAAATGATTGAAGCAGAAAATAAATCAAAATGAAAGCAAAATTATTAGGAAACGGTAAATTTATTATACAAAAAGATGGGCATACAGATGGTGCTTCTGCTATTAAAAGCTGCAAAGTAATTATAAGAAATTGTCAAATGATTTTAGACGAATTAGAGGGTAATGAAGAGATGATGTTAGATACTTGGTGGACAAATAAAATAGCAGTATCTGAGCATGAATTAGTGCAAGCCGCAAACTATTTAGTAAGCGAAAGCTTAGAAGAAGATGGCTAAACCAAGTGGTGGATTAACTAAATGGTTTAAAGAAGGTTGGGTAGATATATCCAGACCTCGTAAAGGCGGTGGATATGCTCCTTGTGGAAGAAAGTCAGCTAGAGGTAAAGGCAAAGGTGGATACCCAAAATGTGTGCCAGCAAGCAAAGCTAGAAGAATGACTAAAGCTCAAATAAAATCAGCAGTAAGAAGAAAAAGAGCAGCAGGAAATCCAGGAGGTAAACCAACAATGGTTTCTACTTTTGCAAAAAGAGGTAGAAAAAAGAGGAGTACTACCAGAAAGAAAAGGTAAACTCCTAATAAGGGAGACCATGAATAGAAAAAGTATAGTTAATAATCTTCATATAATAGGACATCTATTAGATGATCTTGTAGAAAAAACAAATGAAAAAATTGAAAAAAGTAAAAAGATAAGACAGCTTTTAAACTTACCCCAAACAGCCCATAATAAAGCTAGATTAACAAACTACATTAAAAATGGCACTGAATAAAAGAACACATAAAACTTATATAAAGAAAAAAGATATTTATAAATCAGCAACTGCTGCTCGTAGAAGAGCTAAGCAATTGGGATTAAAAGGCATTCATTCTCATGGCAGAGGAAAAGCTAAAAGATACATGCCAGGAAGCACTCATGGAACATATGAGAGAGCTTTAAGGAAAAAGAAAAATGGCTAGACAAGGCGGATTTTTAAGCGGACCTACTGGTGTTCATAACACACAAAAGATTCGTAAACATAAACTCAAAAGAGGAGTTACAAGAGACATGAACTCAGCTGCAGGAACTACTGTAAATAGTAAAAATCCAAACAGCTTCGAAGCATTTAGATATGCCTCCTCACCTAAAGCTATTGGACCAAGATTCGGTAAAACTGTAAAACCAAAAAGCGCTAGATTTAGCAAAAAAGGTACAGGTAGAATTTTACCAAGACGAGGAAGATAAATGGCACTTACAGCAGCGGAAAAAGCTAGATTAAAAAGAGCAGGGCTTTCAGGTTTAAACAAACCAAAAAGAACTCCTAGCCACCCAACTAAAAAAGCTGTTGTTGCTGTAAGAGTTGGTGGCAAAATAAAAATAATTAGATTCGGAGCGCAAGGCATGGGTCATAATTATAGTCCAGAAGCAAGAAAAAGTTTTAAGGCAAGACATGCTAAGAATATTCGTAAGGGTAAATCTTCAGCAGCTTACTGGGCAAATAAAGTTTTTTGGGCAGGGCCAGGAGGCAGTACAAAAAGACCTCCCAAATCCCAAAAACATGTTAAAGGAATTAGAAGAAAAAGGAAAAAATAATGGCAATACCAACAGTTGATACTAGAAAAATTTGGTTAGATGAAACCACACTTAAAGTAACACAAGCTCTTTTACAATTTACTGAAAAAGAGTTACAAGGAAAACGTCTCACAACTGAAGAACTTAACTATTCTAAGTTATGTAGTGCCTACCTTTATCTTTTAAAAGTAGTTGAGAAAAATGAACTTCTTGACGATGAGGAAAATCTATTTAAACCAGAGACACTCCATTGATTGAAGTAAGCAGAGCAGATGTAGAGACTACCTACTTAATGGAATTTGATGAATCACGTTTCATTAAATTACCTATTGATGGGTATATGGACTTATTAGGAATAAATCCAAATACATCTCAAACAGCGATTATTAATGCAGTTAATAATCCCAAATATCGTTTTATAAGTGCTGCAGTATCACGAAGACAAGGCAAAACTTATATATCTAATATAATCGGACAATTAATTTGTCTAGTTCCAAATAGTCATGTACTATTAATGTCACCAAACTATTCATTATCGCAAATTTCATTTGATTTGCAAAGAAATTTAATTAAACATTTTGATTTAGAGGTAATAAGAGACAATGCAAAAGATAAAGTTATTGAACTATCGAACAATTCTACTATTCGTATGGGCTCCATTAATCAAGTTGATTCGGTTGTGGGTAGATCATACGATCTCATCATATTCGACGAGGCCGCTCTCACTGACGGGAGGGATGCTTTCAATGTTGCGCTCAGGCCCACACTAGATAAAGAAAACTCAAAAGCAATTTTTATATCTACTCCAAGGGGTAGAAATAATTATTTTGCAGAATTTTATTATAGAGGTTACTCTGATGAATTTCCAGAATGGGCAAGTATAAAAGCAACTTGGCATGAAAATCCTCGAGTAGCAGAAGCGGACATTGTAGAAGCAAAGAAAACAATGTCAGAAGCAGAGTTTGCTCAAGAGTATTTAGCTGACTTTAATGTATATGAAGGACAGATATGGTCATTTAATCATGAGTCACAAATAAATGATTTAACTAATTTTGATACTACTAATATGGATGTCTTTGCTGGACTTGATGTAGGTTATAAAGATCCTACAGCTTTCTGTGTTATAGCGTACGACTGGGAAGAAAAGAAATACTATGTATTAGATGAATACTTAGATTCAGAAAGAACAACTGAACAACACGCTATTCAAATAAGAAAAATGATTGAAAAATATAATATTGATTGGATTTATATAGATTCAGCAGCTCAACAAACTAGATTTGATTTTGCACAAAACTATGATATTACTACTGTTAATGCTAAAAAATCTGTACTAGACGGAATTGGACATGTAGCAGGAATAGTTGATAATGATGATTTATATGTCAATCAAGGCTGCAGAGAAGTCCTGATGTCTTTAGACCAATATCAATGGGATCCAAACCCTAATTTAATGAAAGAGAGACCAAAACATGATGGAGCATCCCATATGGCAGATGCTTTACGTTATGCACTATATACATTTGAAACTACAGCCACCTCGTTTTAAACACACCTGTAAAAAATACTTCTTGACTTTTGGTGGAAAGTTTTGCTATAATTCTAATTAAGAGTAAGATATGAAATTTAAAAGAGATTTAGTTAAATATGTGAGAGATAAAGCTAAATCACAGTATAAAAAAGAAAAAGAGTGTTTTATTTGTGGAAGCACAGATAAATTAGATTTTCACCATTTTTACGGATTAACCGAATTATTGGAAACCTGGCTACGTGAGAATAATATTAGTATAGAGAATGAAAACGATATATTAAATATTAGAGAAAGGTTCATTAGTGAAAACTATGAAAAAGTTTATGAAAAAACAGTTACTCTCTGCCATCAGCACCATTTGAGACTACACTCAATATACGGAAAGCGACCCAAACTAATCACTGCAGAGAAACAAGCTAAGTGGGTCGGAATACAAAGAGAAAAACATGGCATGGTATGATTTTATTTTAGGCAGAAGAGACGATACGGAGGAAAAATTAAATCCTTCGCAATACGTCATATCCAGAAACGAAGGTATGACAATCGACTCGCGAGAGATTGTTACAAACTATAGAAATGCCTATGAAGATTTAGAAGTTGTTAACAGAGCAGTAAACATGATAGTAGATGATGTTGCTGAAATACCTTTTACTGTTGGAGAACAGAGACAAGGAGTTAACAATATAATTAAAAACATTCGTAGAGTAAAAGTAGACACATTATTAAATAAAGAACCAAACCCATTTCAAGATATAAGTACATTTAAAAGAAATCTGATAATTGACTTATTAATTGATGGAAATATATTTATTTACTTTGATGGAGCGCATCTTTATCATTTGCCTGCAGAAAAAGTAACAATATACTCAGATGACAATACTTATATAGAAAAGTATTCATTTGATAATAGTATAGATTATAATGTGAACGAAATTATTCACATCAAAGAAAACAGTTTTAACTCTATTTATAGAGGAGTTCCAAGATTAAAACCTGCATTTAGAACTATGCAACTTCTTGGTAACATGAGAAAATTTCAAGATAATTTTTTCAAGAATGGTGCAGTACCAGGATTAGTTCTTAAATCTCCAAATACTCTTTCTGAGAAAATAAAAGAAAGAATGTTACAAGCATGGAGCATGAGATATAATCCAACTACTGGAGGTCGAAGACCACTTATATTAGATGGTGGACTTGAAGTTGACTCTTTAACTAAAGTAAATTTTAGAGAGTTAGACTTTCAAGATTCAATAAAAGCTAACGAAAAAATAATTCTTGAAGCATTAGGATTACCCCCAATTTTACTAGATGGCGGTAATAATGCAAACATACGACCAAATCATAGACTATATTACTTAGAGACTATACTTCCTATAGTTAAAAAAGTAGGATATGCATTTGAGAGATTTTTTGGGTTTAATCTTATTGAAGATGTAACAGGAATTCCTGCTTTACAACCTGAGTTAAGAGACCAAGCAGCTTATTATGCAACGCTTGTAAATACAGGAATTATAAGCACAAACGAAGCTAGAGAAGCCTTAGGTAAAGACCCAATCGATGGATTTGATGAGCCAAGAGTTCCTGTTAATTTAGCAGGTTCATCTGTTAATCCAGAGGAAGGAGGACGACCAACTGAGAGTCCTTCTGAAGAGGAATAAATATGACTAAAGATATGATGATCAAATCAATTTCAGAATTTTTTGCTAAAAATAAAGTAGAAAGTATGAGCTTGATGGAATATAAATCATATGGAAGTGATGTTCCAGTTAAGGACTATATTATAAGAAGATATTTTGGTTCTTGGAATAGAGTGCTTTCTGTGATTAACAAAAGATATCCTGTAAGCATTGCTGTAGCACCAGCACCGAAACAGGATAAAAAAGTGGAGAAAAAAGATGGCAAATAAAATTTTCCACTGGACTAATACTTTTAAAACACTAGGCGAAACTGATGATGGCGGTATCGACATCAAAGGTTCTGCAAGTACAAATGCACTAGATAGAGCTGGCGATATAATCGAAGCAGAAGCATGGGCAAAAGGTGGACTAGAAAATTTCAAAAATAATCCTGTTTTACTTTTTAATCATGACTATAATAGACCTATCGGTAGAGCAACTGGTTTAGAAGTAACCGATAAAGGTTTAGAAATCTCAGGTAGAATTTCTAAAGCAGCAGGTGAGATAAAAGATTTAGTAAAAGATGGTGTCCTTGGAGCGTTTTCTGTCGGCTTCAGAGTCAAGGATGCTGATTATATGACTGAAACCGACGGATATAAAATAAAGGACGCGGAACTTTTTGAAGTTTCTGTAGTATCAGTGCCTTGCAAC